AGCGGGGATGCCGAGCCTGATTACAACGACGAATATTGCTCACGGGGGTGCTTCATAGAGGACAACCCGGTGACCGTAAAGATCGACTGGACCGACGAATGGCTCGCCGCGTCCATACTCATTTTCGCAGTGGTGTTCATTGCGATTCACGGACCCAGCATCGCGCTGTGGGTCCACAACCAATAGGAGCGAAACCATTATGGCTACGCGCAAGAAGAAGGAAGCAAAAGACGGACACGTCATCACCCTCAACGGAAAGGAGTACATCACCCATATCGGGCTGCTGGACCTTGCTCATAAGGCCGGCATCCAGCGGCTGAGTGGCGAGTTCCTCTACGAGCTATGCGACCCAGACCAAGATCGCTATGTCTACCAGGCTACGGTGATCGGCACCGACGGTCAGGAGTTCTCGGCCGTAGGGCACGCCAGTCCCAAGAATCTGAACCGCAAGATGGTGGCATTTGCCGCTGTCATGGCAGAGACAAGAGCCTGGAACCGGGCCATGCGCTCTATGGTGAATCACGGGGCAACGACTGCGGACGAAATGAGTTCGGTAGGGCTTGGCTCGCAGATCATGGAGCAGTCGCCAGAGCGTCCAGTCAGAAGCATGAACCGAGCACCGGATGGCACCTACAGTCCGGTGTGGGCATTCGGGTCGGAGCACTTCAAACGAATCGCCGGCATGGTGTCTATGGACATTCATAACGTCCAGTCGGGCAAGCCAACGTTTGCAGAGCTGGAGCACATGTGCGAGGTCTGGAGCAAGGGCAGAGTCCATCCAGACCAGCTGAGCCCGTCCCGGCTTTACGCTTTGCTGGATAAGGTCGAAAGCGCAGAAGGCACTAAGCTGCTGGCCGAGATCAGAGAGCGTGATGGCATCTACGTTGCTGACGCTCATGATAACGAACCGACTCCACCGATTCAGCCGGTTGGGGGTGTAGCATGAACGGCAACCGATATCAGGCTCACGGGCACATGGAGTGGATTGGCGAAACGGAGGTCAAGGGCAGCAAAGGCTTCCGGGTGCGGCAGTTCGCCATCGTCATTGACGGCAAATATCCCGAAACGCCCGTGTTTCAGGTCACAAGGGACAACTGCGACATGCTCGATCATTACCAAATCGGCGAGCCCGTTTTGGTGCATTTCAACCTCAAGGGCAGGAAGTGGCAAGACCGCTACTTCGGAAACAACGAGTGCTGGAAGATGGAGAAGACGGAGCACCCTGGTGACCGCGACGAGAGGCTGGAGCGCAATGCTTACGCCAAGAAGGAGCACTATGACCACGCCGGGCTCGATGAGCGGGGCGAGGCTTTCGATGATTCTGACATTCCATTCTAGAAGGAGCGACTATGAGCAAAACGATAGATCTACTGAATCAAGCCAGAAGCGTACTGAACGACATCATGTCGGCCGAAGGCGAGTTTACCGAGGAGCATGAGAAGTGGCTCCAGCACTACCTGAAGGAGAGCAAAGATCAGGCCGAATGGCTCGGTCACCTCTACCGCAGAGCGAAGTCGGAGGCTGACATGGCCGCCGCTGAAGTGAAGCGCCTGATGGCTGTGGTCAAGAAGGCGAACAACACCAAAGCGTGGGCAAGGGAGTCGCTGCTGCAGTTCCTCGTATATCAGGAGGAACTCGGTGAACCGACATCGATTGCCGGGGTTTGCCATCTCAGTACGGCCACCAGCCTGGAGCTGCCAGAGGACTCGATGGACTATCCTGTCGAGTTCCTCGTAGAGCAAGCACCGAGGCTGGATAGGGTGGCGCTGAAGAAGGCGCTCAAGACGAAGGAGATACCCGGCTGTAGACTCGTCAAGAGACGATCGGTGGTGATGCGATGAGCAAGCGAGGTAGACCCAAACTGGAAGACTCCAAGAAGCGTGACACGTTCGCGAGCACCAGAATGACCGCTGAAGAGCACGTCATGCTGGAGAAGTTCGCCTGGGCTGAAGGGATATCCACAAGCACTGCGATCAGATGGCTCATTACAGGCTGTCTGAGCGATTCTGAGGTACGCCCCGCTGCTATGAAGGCTGGAGATAGGTGGCTCGACTCATCAGCGTCCTACAGGGCACAGGTGGTCGGTAACTGCGCCGGTCAGTTCAAGCAGGAGTCCATAGACCGGATGCAGGAGCAGCTTCGTGATGAGGCGCACGCTACCGTAAGCGCTATGGAGTATTCCTATCGCCAGCAGAAGGGTGGTGGTCTGTAATGGTTCGCTGGATTCCAATACCATGGGATCTGGCAATCTCTGACGACCGATATCGGCTTGCAGGATGGTGCTGGGTGTGGACTCAGCTACACGAACGCAGGCCGGTATCACGTCGAGAAGTGCAGGAGCGAACCGGATATGGATGGCGCAAAGCGCAATTGTTGATTGAAGAAGTGCGGAAGGCGCAGGAGAATTGGGTGGGCCATGAACGGGCCAAACACGGGCCAATGGTGGGCCACCTGATCGAAGTAAAGTCAAACAGTTATGAGCCCGAACGGGCCAAAGACGGGCCAGAGGTGGGCCAGGTGCGGGCCAAGAGTGATGTACTGCAGCCCTGCCTACAAGATACAAGTACAATTACAACTCCTTCTATAGATGGGGTCAAAAGGGCTTGGGACCGTCTGATGTCCGTGAGTGCGAACGGCAAAACCACATCGTCCAGGCTGAAGCTGACTAAGTGGCGCAGATCTATGCTGAGCAGATGCATCGGCGAGTATTCTGCGGACGAGGTCGTACAGGCTTGGACGTGGTGGAATGAATCGACTGACGAAAACGCCGAGTTCCTCAGGCGTACACGGGGGCGTGCCGGAATCGACACGTTCCTCAGGAGGAGCAATCACGACAAATATCAGGCTTTCGCCGAAGGGTGGAAGGCTGTCATGCAGGAGCCGGGACCGGATGCCTCAATCGAGGATATGCGTGCTTGGCTCGATCACAAAAACAGAAAGCTGATACAGCAATAGGAGCGACAAATGGCAAAAGCAGCAGAAGTATACGCGGCACTACGAGTGATAGGCGCGTCTTGTAGGGGAGTCGGGTCTGGCGAAAGCTGGGCCACCGACGTGGCAAGCACATGGGCTGAGGAGCTGGGATATGCCAGCGGGCAGCACCTGATGGATGCGGCCAGACTCTGGATACGAACCGAGGAGCGTAGACCGTCTCTGGCCCAGTTCATGATCGTGGTCAAGACGGCCAGAGGCAAAGCGGTCCTACAGGACGCCGCCAAGGGATGTGCCGACTGCGGAGAGTCTGGGTGGAGGTGGATAGCCGTACACTGGGTTGACGCCCGTACACGTCAGAGGCGAGCGCACCAGTACACGGCACCGTGCGAGTGCGAGTTGGGACTGCACAAGGCGACATCGGTAGATGGGTTCACATTTAGCAAAGCGATCGCGCAGTTCAAAAGGCGGGAAGGTTTCGTCGAGCTACACTGCACGGACCGTCACCGGTTGGCTCTGCCTATGGCTTTGACCCTGGCTCCGTACCAGTACGAGAATCTGGTCAAGAAGCGCAAGCCAAGGCGTAGCTCCTTCGATCCGCATGATGCTCTACAGCGTATGAAGCGCGATTTAGGAGGTGAGTGATGGCCGACAAATATGTAGAGCACCACCCTACCTTGACAGCGATGGAGTTCATTCGGGCTCGATATCCATTCGAATCAGACCAAGATCTGCACCGATTCAGCCGCTTCGTTATCCACATGAGGTCGGAGTTCGTCTTCGATTACGAGGACACCCGAGTATTCTGCGAGCGATCGATCTGCCGACTCATAGGTACTGCCGAGTTCGAAGAGCTGATGCAGCGCGTCGACAACTACATAGGAGAGTGTACTCATGCCTGACAAATATTCGTTCTACAATCCTGTTGATAGGTGGAGCACTACGGTCGAGCAGGCCAGGCTTCACGCTGACTTCCATGCGGAGCCAGAGCCGCCGGAATATGACCACTACGATATCGATGACGATGAAGACGTCGAATATGATGAGGACGGCGAGCCTATTGAATACGATTGCCAATTCTGTCATGATCGTTTCTGCGACCGTTGCGTCGGCTAACCGTTCAAAGGAGATATGAAATGCCTCGTAAGAAGAAGGCGGCCAAAGCCGAGAGCCCACCGGCAGTACCGGTCCCAGCGAAATCGTACATCGTAGCTAAATGCCAATGGTGTGGGATGCGCTGGAAGCACTACGGAGACGAAACGCCAGCACATTATTGCGGCAAGGTCTGTGAAGAGCACGCCCGAACGAGCAAAGAGTTGGCAGACGAAGAAGCAGCAGCGGAAGCAGCGCCTGAGTGAGCATGGGTTGAACAACGTGTAATCGGCGCGGCGAGTCATCAGTTGTAGATCTGGTGGCTCGCCTTTTCGTTTGCGCCGAGATCTACGGAATGGTACGGTCGTTTCGACAATCAATGTCAACACAGCATGGAGCGACCTATGACGACAGCAGCTGCGGCCGTATATGTAGACCCGAATACGCTCACCCCGTGGGCTGAGAATCCCAGGAATAACGAAGAAGCGATCGGCAAGGTAGCGAAGTCGATACAGCGATTCGGTTTTGCCTCGCCGATTGTGGCCCGAACGGAGGACGGTCGAATCATAGCTGGTCATACGAGGCACGCTGCCGCTCTGAGGCTCGGCCTGGAAGACGTCCCCGTGCGGTTCCTCGATATAGATGAGCAGCAGGCATCTGCCCTGGCGCTCGCGGATAATCGGCTCGGTCAGATAGCGACCTGGGATGACGATGCGCTGACCTCGATTCTGGAAGACCTGGCAGCGAATGACGTAGATATCGAAGACCTCGGCTGGGATGCGGACAGCCTGGAAGATCTGCTCGATGATTCTGAAACGGAGAATATCTACACGGCAAAAGTCGAGAGCCCGATATACGAGATCAAGGGTGAGTGCCCCGAGACGGAAGACCTCTACGACCGGACTCGCACCGACGCGCTTATGAAGCGAATCGAAGCGGCAGATATCAGCGAAGACATCCGGCAATTCTTGCTCTCGGCAGCTATGCGGCACACTGTGTTCAACTACGAGCAAATCGCCGAATATTACGCTCACGCTTCTGAAGAAGTGCAGACCATGATGGAGGATTCAGCGCTGATCATCATCGACTTTGAGCGTGCTATCGAACTCGGTTTCGCCAAGCTCACCGGTGATTTGGCCGAAGCGTATCTGAGCAATCATCCTGAGCAAGTGGCAGACCCCGCCGTCCTTCAGGGGGATGTGAATACGGAAACCGAAGATCTTGAGCTCAACAATGAGTAAACGTAAACGCAAAGCAAGTGGCAGACCCCGCCGTTCTTCAGAGGAATATGCAGTATTCATCCTGACTCACGGCCGACCAGATAATGTCAAGACGTATCACACCATCCGAAAGCTCGGATATACCGGTCGAATCGTTCTGGTCGTTGACGATATGGACAAGACTATTGACGAGTATCGGGAGACGTACGGTGACGAGGTCGTAGTCTTCGATAAGATGGCCGCGGCAGAGATCACCGATGCGTGCGACAATATCGGAGATATGCGCTGCGTGGTATTCGCCAGGAACGCTGTATATGACATCGCGAAGAGTCTCGGTCTGGACTACTTCGTGGTGCTCGATGATGACTACATTCGATTCGATTACCGCTTCGATGATAAGCCGAACTGGATACCTTCAGCTGCTCGGGTAGACGATCTGGATGCGGTATTCGGTGCCTTCATAGACTTTATGCGCACCACCTCGGCCCACTGCGTAACGATGGCCCAGGGCGGAGACTACATCGGAGGCTACAGTTTTGAACATGCGAATAAGAATTGCGACCATATTCGCTTGCTTCGCAAGGCTATGAACGTCTGGTTTCTTGCTACCGATAGGCGAATCGAGTTTGCTGGAAGGATCAACGAAGATACGAGCGCCTACACCTTATGGGGATCTCGGGGTCAGCAATTCTTCACCCACAACATGGTATCGGTCACCCAGACCACAACCCAGAAAAGCGAAGGTGGTTTGACCGAGATCTACTTATCGCTCGGAACGTACGTCAAATCATTCTACTCGGTGATGATGCACCCATCTGGTACAACTGTACAGATGATGAGGAGCCGAACCCATCAGCGCCTTCATCATCAAGTTGCCTGGAATAAGACGGTGCCGAAGATCATCCGACAGAATGTGAGGAAGCGAAATGGGACGACCGACTAAGTTAAATGCTCAAACTCAGAAACGCTTCATCGACGGTCTTCGTCTCGGTCTGACCTACAAGCTGGCAGCCTCCTATGCTGGTATCGACATCTCTACATTCCACCTATGGATGCAAAAGGGACGAGAGCAATCAGAGGGTATCTATTCAGAGTTTTCCGATGCAGTAAAAGCGGCCGAGGGTATGTGCGCCGCCCAGCACATGGGCCGAATCATGAAGGCGGCCGAAGCCGGGCAGTGGCAAAGCAGCGCCTGGGTGATGGAACGCCGGTTTGGGTATTCAGCGCGTCAAGAGGTCACGGTCGGTGCCGTAGAAGACAACCTGGAAGGAGCGGAGGACTTGATATCGAGAGTCGCTGATATCGCTGAATCTCTGAAGGGCAGCAAGACGGGCGAGGATGGTGCCTGACCGCTCCGAGTTGCTGGCAGAAGGGTATCAGGCGGCACGTCGCCTGGAAGGACTCCTCGGCCGATATCCGCTGGCCTTTCGTACCTTGTGGGATAGGCCGAAGCCGCGCACGTCACAGAAGCGTGCTGTCCAGTCCATTATGCGCAAGGACATAAAGTGCGGTCTGCTGGTAGGTGGTAACAGATCTGGGAAGACCGAGAGCGGTGCGATGATCGCCACTGCGGTAGCGTTAGGACGTGACGATGCGGCCGTCCAGAAGTGGATGAAGGCTAACGACATCCCCGAGTCAGCCATCTATAAGCGGCCGGGGCGAGTGTGCTGCGTATCGCTTACATCGAATGAGTCTATACGGGTCCAAAGACCGAAGATAGCGAAGCTGCTCCCGGCTGGTACCTACTGGAAGAATCGACACGGAGGTGGTGAGGCAATAGCCCAGCTGCCAAACGGTGGAGCCATCCTGTTCAAGACTATCGACCAGGGTGCTCGTAGCTTCCAGGCCGATGCGTGGGATTGCTGCTGGTTCGATGAAGACCCCGAAGACGAAGCGGTGTTTAACGAAGCCCGTATGCGTCTGGTGGACAGGAGAGGATGGTGCCTGATTACGATGACGCCGCTACGAGGCTTGACGTGGATATGGGATCGCTTTGTCCATGACCCGGAGCCTGGCAGTGCTTGCCACTGGATACACGGGCAAGACAACCCGTACATTCCGTCTGACGAGCTACAGACCCTGCTCCGTAGCTATGGGGTGCATGAGCGTGCAGCCCGTGAGCGCGGCGAGTTCACTACGCTTGAGGGTCGGGTCTATCAGGACTGGAGCCGGCAGGTCCACGTAGTGGATGACATACCTATGGAGGCGCACTGGCTTCGCTATGCTTCCATCGACTTCGGTACACGCAACCCGTTCTGCTGCCTCATGGCTGTGGTCGATCCCAAGGACGATACGCTGTACATCATAGACGAGCACTATCAGCGCGAGTGGACCTTGAAGCGCCACGCTGGTGCTATGAAGCAGATGTTCAAAGAATACGGTCAACCTGATCAGGTCATAGCTGACCCGGAGGATCGGGGATCTCGACTATCGCTTGCCTCTGAGCATGGTATCGATACGGTCAAAGCTCGGAAGGAGATACGCGCTGGGATTAACACTGTGGCCGAGAGGCTGAGCCCTGATGCCAACGGTCGTCCTCACCTTCTCGTACACTCCAGATGTCGGCATCTTATCCGAGAGATTGAGGCATACATCTGGGATAAGCGAAGGTCTGCTGGGTCGGAGCGGGAAGCACCGAAGAAGGCGAACGACCACGCTATGGATGCGCTTCGGTATCTGTGCCGATATCTACAAAGATCTTCATTCGATGTGGGGTAGCGATGAGTCGCTGGAATCAAGACACGCTGTACAGTTCAAAGCACCAGGCTTGGGAGACACCCGGATGGTTATTCGATCGCCTCGATGCGCTTTTCGACTTCGATCTGGATGCTGCGGCATCTACTGGCAACGCTCGATGTGAGCACTATATCGAAGAGGACTCTCTGGAATATGCAGAGTGGCCTGGGAGAAGCGTATGGCTGAATCCTCCGTACGGCAGAGGCATCGATAAGTGGGTCAAGAAAGCTATGGAGCAGGCCGAGCTTGGAAAGCGGGTGGTCGTGCTGGTCTTTGCTCGTACCGACACGAGGTGGTGGCACGATTATGCTATGCGGGCGCAAGATATCTACCTCATCAAAGGCCGGCTTCGATTTACAAAGTCAGGCCAGGAAGTAGGAACAGCCCCCGCCCCGTCTGCCGTGCTCGTATTCAACGGGAAGATCCTGCCCGAAGCATCTCCCCGTATCCACCAGCTACTTCAGCCCGTGACATAGATCTCTCGATTTGATAAGGTGCCGCCCATGTCCGACTATATGACTGTACGACCAAACTTATTCACGCGCGTATTGCGCTCCATTGGTCTATTGCCATCCGGTGAAGTGGAGTTCGTCGCAGGTGCTGACTACTCGCAGCACGACCCGGCAGAGCCTCAGTACGCCAAGGGCAACTCGATGTCGGCCTTTGCTGCATTCCCATGGGTGTACGCCTGCGTGGATGCCATAGCGAGCGACCTTGCAGGTCTACCTCTGAAGGCAATCAAAGGAGAAGGAGCAGATGCGGAGAGCGTAGAAGATCACCCTGCCCTGTTGCTACTTCGCAAGCCGTCGAGTCGTATTTCGCCAGACCTGTTTCGGCGCCAGCTGGTGACCGATTACGTGCTCACCGGTGACGGGTATTGCTTAGTGGCTGGTGAGGGTGAGCCCCAAGCGCTGCTGCGCCTTGCTCCTCAGCGGGTTCGAATCATCCCGTGGACAGATGGTCAGCCAGGGTCATACGAGTACGATTCGGCTGGCAGTCGTAAGTTGTACGAATATGAAGAGATGCTGCACTTTCGCTCCCCGTCCTGGGAGGATGACCCGAGCAGTCTGTATGGCACGGGCACTATCCGGCCCCTGGATGCTGATCTTCGAACTGAAAAGGCATCTGTTGACAGTGCGGCGAATACTGCCACAATCGGTAGACCTTCCGGCATTATCTCACCCTCGGAGGATGGTGATAGATGGAGTGCTGAGCAGATCAAGCGAATGCGAACAGCCTACGATAAGCAGATGGGCGGCAAGTCTGGCGTCCTGTTCCTGGGCGGGTCGGCCAACTTCCAGCAGCTTGCCTGGTCACCCCGAGATCTGGAGTTCGTACAGCAGCGTATGCTGACCCGTGAGAGCGTTCTGGCTGTGTTCAGTGTGCCCCCGACCAGGGTAGGACTACCGAGCGCCAACTACGCTACAGCGAAAGAGCAGAGCCGGGCATACTGGCAATCTCTGATGGCAAAGTCTTCGATGATCGATGCCGAGCTGACCAGGCTTGCCCACATGTTCCCAGACTCTGAAAATGTCCGTATTCAGCATGATTTTGCCGCGGTCGAAGCACTACAGGAGTCGAGGACGGAGCGTGTCCAGCGTGTCCAAACGTGGTGGAACATGGGTATCGGTCTACAAGACGCCGCTGCTCTTGAAGGCTTTGAAGAGATACCTGACGTGGAGCAGTATGGGTTTGGAGAGGTGGAGCCCACTGGAGTTCCTGAAGCTCAGGATGATCAGGAAGCTCAGGAGCGGAGCCTATTTGCGGAGCCCAAGACCCTGACCCGCTCGCAAATCTTCGATCGGTTCTATGACTCAGACCTGAATCTGGACTCGTACCCAGTGCCAGAATCCCGAGAGGAGCGACTACAGGTTTGGAGGTCTTACATCACTCGCCTGCACGGTCCTGCTGAGCGAGCCATCCGGTCGAGGATGATGCAGGTGCTGCAAAGTCAAAAGCGTAGAATCGTAAAGCGACTCCGCGCTGCCGGGCGTAAGAGGTCTGGTCAGGACGGGCTTGTCATCAAGGCTGAAGGCTTGACGGGTAAAGATATCGAAGACATTCTGGACATGATGGAAGAAGTGCTGATCATGCGCAACTCGGTCATCCCACTGATCAGCTCGGTCGGTGACCTTGCGTATCGAACTACGGTTCGGCAGATTGGCCGGAAAGCAAGAGATCTATCTTGGAATCCGATACGTCGAGATGAAATGATATTCGCCGAGGCGAGTAGAATGACGGAGATGCTGCAAAGCACAACCATGAGGGCGGTTCAGGCCGAGATTCAAGCAGGGCTGGATGCTGGTATGTCCATCGATACGATTGCGAAAGCAATAGCAGACGACCCTGGAAATGTTTTCAACCGAGTCAGAGCCCAGCGTATAGCAAGAACGGAAGCGACCAGGCTGACCAATGCTGCCTCGCTCTCGGCCATGTCGGAAGCAAGAGACATAGGCATCACCGTCTACAAGATGTGGGATACAGCAGGAGACGATCTGGTGCGGGACTCGCACGCTGCTATGGATGGAATGGTTGTAGACTCGGAGGAATACTTCACCTCTGATGTCGGCGGGGATATCCAGCAGCCAGCCGCTTCTGGTAGTGCCTCATTCGATGTAAATTGCCGTTGCAATCTGATCCCATTCATCGACCGAGAATCGGCAGATGAAGAGTCGAGCCGACGTGAACCGTTCCGAGAAGCGAAAGAGCCGAGAGACTTCTGATGGTCATACGCGGGCCATACGATGATATCGACTTCAGCCCACCGAAAGGCTGTATCGCTGAAGCTAAGAAGGGCATCGAATGGCACGAAGAAGGACTGAGTGGAGACGGTCTGGTGCCTGCTACGGTACGCTGGGCTCGGCGCTTGGCTCGGGGCGAGAACATCACACCGGCCAAAGCGAAGAAGATGAGAGCATGGCTGGCGAGACACGAAGCGGACAAAGAGGGTGAAGGCTTTCGCCCTGGTGAGAAGGGATACCCGTCACCCGGTCGGGTGGCTTGGGCGTTATGGTGTGGCGACCCTGGTGTTGCCTGGTCAAACAAGTTGGTGAAACAAATGAATGCTGCAGATGAATCCAAAGGTCTATCGGTCGAAATCACGCCAGAAGAGGTGGCTGACGGGATCGTCAGAAAGTTGTACGCGCCGATAAAGGCTTACGGTGAGATGGATGATGAAGACGAGAAGATGTCGGATGGGGATCTCACCTATGTAGTCGCGTCGGCACCGACTCCTGACCGATATAACGATATCGTTCAACCTGACTGGAGGCTGGAACGATTCATGTCCAATCCGGTAGTCCCGTTCGCTCACGATTACACCCAGCCCCCGGTTGGCAAGGTGGTCAGCCTGGAGGTCTTGAACGGTACGCTTATCGCTGCAATCGAATGGGATGACAGCCCTGAGAATCCTCTCGGCCAGACCGTAGCCTCTCAGTTCAGACGCGGGTTCATGAACGCTGTCAGCGTGGGCTTTGCTCCTGGCGAGGTGGTGGCGAGATCTACTTTGCCCCCTGAAGATCCGTATCACGGAGAGTCTGGAAACGTATACCGGAGCCCCGAACTGCTGGAGATCAGCGCGGTGCCTATTCCCGCGCACGCTGGTGCTTTGGCAATACGCGCGTTATCGGACATCGAAACGAAGCACATCGTTGCTATCGAAGAGAATGATGACACATTTGTCGTCACTTATGCTAAGCGTATGGACGAAGCATCTGTCGTAGATGAGGAAGAATCACAAGATGAGCCTGACGAATCGAAAGCAATGCTCAATGTGTTCGGAAAGCACCCATTGACATCTATCTTCGGCCAGTAGGCCACCACCCATCCGTAGTCAAACACAGGAGACACTATGGACACCATCAAGGACACTCCCGACCTGTCGACGCCAGAGCAGGCGAAGCGGGTTCTCACTGAGGTCCATCGTGCAGCCCGTGAGCTTCGCGATGACAATGGCAAACTGCGCGGAGATGTAGAGCGCATGGCAGCAGATCTGAAAGCTGCTCAGCAATCTCTCGTCGAAGCACGCAAGGCCATGGCCCAACCTTCGAAGCATGATGGCGAGCTTGGCCGGTATATTACCGAGCGCGGTATTCGCTGGACTGGCAAGGAGAATGCCGAAGGCGTATATCTTCCAGGCTTGCTCGATGACGACACTCGCAATGAGTGGCAAGGCGAGTTCCAGAAAGCGTGTGAAGACTTCAACCTGATTCAGACCGCTATGGGTGGACGGGTACCTCAGAAGGCAGCTGCTCGGTTGCGGCACCTTATGCGTCAGGCCCCTGATGATGTTCAGCGTGCCTTCGACTCTCAGAGCGGTAGCGGTGGCGAGTTCATTCCTGCCCCAGTGCTTCCGACCTTGGAGCGCGAAGTCGTAGTGCGTGCCGACGTGATGGGTCTATTCCAAGAGATCGCTGTCAGCAGCAACTCTCAGACTCTGCCCATCGTCTCTGCTGGCCTTCGCCCATATCTGAAGGGTACGGTCACATCGGACAATCCTGCTCAGTTTGAGCCATCCAGCCTGACTACTGCTGAGCGCACCATCGCACCCAAGGGACTTGCTGTTCGTGTCGTAGTCGATGACGATGCAAGCGAAGATGCCATCTTCGACATGCTTCCCATGCTTCGTGATGAGGCTGTCCGTGCCTTGTCCTACGGTATCGATGACTGCATCATCAACGGTGACACAGCTGGAAGCCCTGCTGATAGCTACGCATCCTGGGATGCTCGCGGCCTTTGGGGATCTTCCTCAGGCGGGTCTATTGACCACCGAAAGGCCTGGATTGGACTTCGTGCCCGCGCTAACGATGTCAGCAATAAGGCTGACCGGAGCACTTTCAGCTACGCCACATTCCTGACCGATGTTGGCAGCTTGGCAGCACCCCGTGGTCTTGGTGGAACTGAAGGCGAGCTTATCGCCCTGATGTCTCCCGAGGCGTACTTCGCTAACGTAGCGGGGCTTGAGCAAGTCGCCACTATGGAGAAGTACGGACCCGGAGCCTCGGTGATGGCTGGTGAGATTGGCCGTCTCGGTGGAGCTCGTATCGTGCTGAGTGACTTCGTCACTGCCGACCTCAATGCTTCCGGCAACTTCGATAACACGACCACCACCAAGTCTGGTGTGCTTCTTCTGAATGCCTCGCGCTTCAAGATGTACACCCGTCGTGGTCGCAGAGTCGAGCTTCAGCGGGACGCTACGCGGGGCATCACCCACGTGGTCTGCACCTGGCGCGGACAGTTCAAGCCTCTCGGGGCATCCACCACCAAGGACGTCCACTGGGCGTACAATATGGGCACCTGATAGGAGACACCCACTATGAGTATCCAAAACAATTGCGTCTTGAATGTGCGTCTCAGTCAGGCGACTGCGAACACGGATGAAGACCACTACATCGCTATGCCGCACGCCGGTGAATGGAAGCTCGATGCTGCCTATTTCACCCCGAACGCTGCCGTCTCCACGTCAGGGACTTCCAACCTGGCTACGCTGAACGTGAAGCAGGGCAGCACCGCTATGGTGACCTCTCAGATCGTGAAGCCTTCGGCAGACGGTGGAACTGGTGACCTCGTTGCCGGAACTACGGTTGCGTTTGCCATTCCTGCTTCTTCCGGCGCTTCGCTGGAGCTGAGCCAGGGTGATGTGATGTATGTGGAATGCGCCAAAACCAACAGCGGATATACCGTGACGGGTGAATGGGCATTCAGCTTCAAGCAGATCGTGAGCTGATTCTGTTTAGCGCCCGCCTCGACCGTTCTCCGCTTGACAACAT